ATTTAAACAGCTAATCATCAAAGCCATACACAGCTTAATGTGTAGCTGTGGTATAGCATATTTCTAGTCGCTGTTTTATAGGAGAAAAGTCATAAAATCTATTAAATTTGATAGTTGACAAGACATAAACAGCGTGATACGATAACAGAAGTTAAGCAAATTAATCACTAAGGAATAAAAAAAACATGCAAGTAGATATTACACTCAAAACCACAGTAGACATTGACGATCTTCAAAATGTTTTAGATAGTTTAGACTATCATGAACTGAGTATTGACTGTGACGATGTAGACACAATCTATGGTAGTGATACCAATGAAAAGATCGAATATTTGCAGCTATGCGACAAGATCGGCGATACTTACAGCTATTATTGTGAACATCATAAAAAGTTTTTTTCTGAGGATGAGTATAATGATAATTATATAGGTACCTATCTTACAAAAAAGGATTACGCTATGGAATATATACACTCTACAATCGATTTATCAGAATTGCCTAGCATTATTCGTAATAACATAAATTGGTCTGATATAGCTGAGGATCTAACTACGGATCTAACTGTGATCGATATAGGCTATCATGTAGCGTTCTATAGGTATTAGGTAATTGCGCGGATCTCTTATGTAGAGATCCGCGCAATAGTAAATATTCATTCACTCACTCACTTAACATCATGAGAAATACTACACAGTCTACCGATTATAAAATACTTAACACAGACGGATCAGTTATGTTTACCATCAATCCACTGTTAGCTATAGTTTTATTAGTAGTGGTAACATTAAAATTAATTAGGTAATTTAGCGGATAGACTGCATAAGTCTATCCGCTGTATGATGGAATCAATCAACTAAGGAAATAAACAAAATGCAGTCTAACAGTAAAGAAGTAAAGGAAAAAATTAAGTTACACATCTTAGATTGTGTAACATTAGATGGTAATGAATTCGAGACGATAGAGAAAGCTTGTTTATATATGTATGATGAATTCGTGAGAGTTGCTAATTATCCGGCAAATAAGGCGCGGATACCTAACGATCAATTAAGGTTTTCCGATCATCTTTACGGCATTCCCTACAACTTCCATTTTTATTATAATGATGTTAAGACATTCTTGGAATCTTTAGAGATCAACAATACTAGCGGTACAGATTATGATCTAGATGATATGCTTAAATTTTACCACTATCTTATCTATAACTGCATGATCAAAGTAGTTAACAAAAATAGAAAAATAATTTAGGTAATTTAGCGGATAGACTTATGCACTCTATCCGCTGTATGATGAAATCAATCGAACTAACTAAGGAAATAAAACATTATGGCAACTGCACAAGAGAGCATTACAGAATCTTACAATTTGATCGATGGTAAAATGGAAGTATGCCCAAAAAATAAGGGTAAGTATATTACACATAATTATCTATCTTATGGTGATTATGACAATAGCGGATCTGTTGAACGATCTAATGTAACATACATAATAGAAAATTATGCTTCAAACCGCTACCATTTAGTAGTAGGCTGGTGGGGATACAATCATATATACCTTAAAAATACTGCAATTAATGCAGAATTAATATGTGGATTATCAGAATATGCTAGTATTGATGATGACTATCTGTATAAATGGGAAGAAACGGAAGCAAAAAAACAATTTTTGGATAATTCTCTGAGTAATTATAAAGAACTTTACAAGGCGTTAGAATTGCATTTTGAGAATGATCCTACAATCGATCCTAGCATGATCGAAAATAGCGAGTATTTTTGGGAGTTATTTTCGATAATAAGATTAGAGTTCGACACATATTATCACTTTGAGAATTCGGTCTGTGTATTCAGAAGTAATAACTATGATAAAGATCAAGTTATTAATTTGTGCTTAGAATATTATGCACAAAATGCAGTCATCAAACCGTTATCCGGCGATGAATTATTAAATAAATTATCACCAATAGCCTACAGATTAATGTATAATTCAAAAAATGAAGATGTAATCTATACAATGGTAGTATATACATACACTTGTATAGATTGCCTAGCCGGATCTAGTGATTATCTATTTGATCATACCTATCCTTTTTATGAGATCGAGATCGATAAATCTAGCAGCTACGAAACAATACTAAGTAGTTTAATTGCTAGCTATGAGCATATCTGTGATTATGCTTATGAGCAGTTGGATAAGTTAGTTTAATTTAGGTAATTTTGCGGATAGACATTCATTCACTATCCGCTGTATGATGAAGATTCAACCAACCAACTCACTAAGGAATCAATCAAAATGACTATCTTTCTAACTGACGATCAAAAAACATTTTTAAATCAGTCGATAGCTGATTGTAACGACAGTACGGACGTATACACGGCTTTGATATACAATAAACTTTTTGATCAATACGGGGATGATGATCTGTTTGCTATAATATCATCTACAATGAATGCCGAAAAAAATAATAATATAACGGCTTTTCGGGTAAAATGTGACGTGTTCACAGCCGATCTTAGTAGATCGGCTTTTTTGTGCCTACTCATCCTAGAATGCCCTGTAACGCTCGAAAATACAGTTCGTGCTAGATTCTACCTAATTAGATAATCAATAGCCTTGTAGGGCATTCTAGCCGTCTCTCAGTGCAAGATTATTAAATTTAATAACTGAGAGACTGCAAGCCGAGATTGATCGCTTAGAATACTAGTACAAATAGCCTAAAATGACAGTAGTATGTGCATACTAAGCCATTATGCTGAACTTCATCCTGAAGTATTGACAAAAGCACAGTAGTATCGGTGTAGTGAGTCTCTGTGTATGTAGTGCGCCTGTATTACGACAAAAAAGACAGTGTATTATGTATGTAGTACGCGGTGACGACGTAGGTGCCTGATATATTATGCTGTTGTGCGGCGATTGTGATATTATGCGGCTATTGTGTAGTTGAAGGGGTGCGGGGGGTTTCTCTATTAAAAGTGAGAGGCTACAGTTTGTATATAGCAGCTAAGTAATTATATCAAAAATTGCCGAAAAATTTTTTTTTACAAAAAATTAACAAGAAATGGGTCTAAATTTTGAATAGGCAGTAATTATAGTTCTTGATATGTTCGTATAACTATACCCATGTAATATCTTGCGTATAGTGATTACATTTCGTCCATACTTGTCAGCAATATCTTGTGAGGATACACCAGACAAATACAATTCTGGGATATATTTTATAATTTCCTCAGATAAGCTACCATTTAACAAACCATATTCCCTCATATTTCTCATATTATCTTGGTGAGTACCTAGTGATAGATTACTAGGATGAATATTCAACTTGATATTATCTTTATGCATCACATGAAGATTATCATGTATTTTTCCATTAACAATTTGATACATGAATCTGTGTGAGGATTGTCGAATTTGTTTTTTATTAGCATATCTACAAGCCAGACTAAATCCTCCATATCCGCCACCAATCAGCGAACCTTTCCATAACCAAGTATTATCATCGACAATATCAATGAATGATTCAAATATAGAAATGCGATGTCTAATGTAATCTTCTGGGTAGGGTAAGAAATGTGAAAGATCATCTAATAATTTTGTGCCACATATATGAGTTGCACAGTTATAATTTTTGGGTTTGGGGGTATAAATTTTTTTACCAGAAAAAATTGTCATAATTATTTGTCAGTCAATCAATATATTGGAGTAGGTTTATTCCATTTTGCTTGATTCTCTATATGCTCTTTCACCAACAGATCTAATTTTTCTTGATATTTTGTTGTAAAGCATACAGTATAATCAGGCAACCAATTTGGAACAGATTGTAAATATCGTTGTGGAGATACTAATTGAGATTTAGTACCAAATTGATAGTGGATGTTTTGGAGATAATCTATTGGGAGCGAACCAAAATTCATATGTTGTTTGATAGTTGGCAATCTAATTGCTGTTAGGAAACTATTACCATGATGATTTACACCTAATGGTAGAGAATTAGTAGTTTTCTTCAGTGCAGTGTTGAACCAATTTGTCACTAATTCTAGATTTGCTCTTTGGTTGTTGGTAGGATCACCATCTATATGATTAATGACCCAATTGGCATTAGTTTTGATACCATATATTAGTTCGTGTATGTATTTCATTTTTCCATTTGATCTTGTACAAAATCTACCATTATTATCCACACCAAAATTATATTGTTTTAGTAGTGGTACAGAAGAGAGATCAATAGTGTTGGTATAGAGATCACCAGTGATAGTGTTTAATACGTGTAGCTGGTTGTCTACAAATAATTGATTGTATGTTATTTTTTTTCCAGTTTTATTGATGTTGTGATTAGGCAGATCGAATTGATAGAGTTTAGTACTGTCATCTGTAATGACATGCATGATTTATGATCCACCAGCCGATTCAATTGATTGAAGTTCACCAGTAAATATGTTATTAAATATGGTGTAAGATGCAAGATCTTTGAAGCAAACGCGACCAATAAATTCATGTTTAGAGAGTTTATTGGCTGGATAGCCATTTTGTAGAGTGGTGTGACTACAAAGAGTGGCACCAGATGAAGCTAAAGCAAATACAAAAGATTGAGTTTTTGCTGTGGACATAGTGAATGAGATATCGTAATAGATGGGGTTCATGTGGTTAAAATATAGCCGTTAGTGGATAGAAAATTATATACAGATTTTAGATGAATATATTGGTGAATAATATAGATGGTACGATTGTTGGAAGTATGTTGTTCTGTGGTGTGTTGTGATCGATCCAGTAATAATTGATAATCTAGTGCAGAGATATTAGGTGAAATATTTTTAAGAACACCCACTAAATTCAAAAATACAGGTTTTGGTTCGATTAGGAGAGGTTCTAATATATTATTGTGTATGTCATAAGAGCGACACACGTAGGAGCAATGGAGGTATAGATAATCAGTTTTAGATTCACCAGCAGTTTCATGATTGTCCCATAAAACGCCAGTACTGCTGCTACAGTACTTGGCAAATTTGTTAATAAAATAATCGTATGTCATATTATGTATCTAGTAGAGCGTCACAGAGATTACGAAGTTGAGTGAGGTATTGGGTACCAACGGTAGTATTGTTTCCAATGGAGTAGGTAAAAGATGTGCCTAATTTAAACTGGATAGTATTGTTGCGGATGCAAGAGATAGTTAGTGCTTCTTCATGCATATCGGCATTATCAAATAATTTAATAGCGGTATTTAGGAGCAGATCACGTCGATTGATTTCCGCTTGTAGTTCAGTAGTGGTGAATTGACTTAATTTGTTAGACATAATTCTTTAGTGATTGGGTGAGCGATAACTGGGACTATTTCGAGAGAATCCACAAATTTACAGTATGTATCATACATAATTGTGTGGTCATAGCAATATCGTGAATTTTTTTTGAGATAGATTTTGATATTTTCAAGAAGTTGGTCGAGAGCAGATTGTGCGGCAGCAAGAGTAGAATAGCAGAGCGTGATATCTAATGTTGCCGACCAGCTTATTGATGAAGACCCATCTAGTGGTTCGTCATAGATTAATGTATCGTCGCCAACAGTTTGAACGATTGTGTATAATTGCATATTAGAGAATGATCCAATTGTAGTCTGATTGTAGCATGATTGATTCAGAACCATCATATTCGTGGATATGGAATGGTACACCTTCTTCGATAGATGCCACCTCCAAGCCAACAGCAGACCAATAGCCATGTTCCCATTTTTCGGTAGCTTTAGATTTTATATCGGCTGCGGGAGCATTAGATTCAATCATTTCGATGATCTCGTAGTCAGTGAGACATTCTGGGTATTCTGAATTCCAAGAATACCAGCCAGCACCGTAATCAGGACTAACAATAATTTTTTTCATGGTTGATACACAGGTAATAGGATACAAGAGTGAGATAGTGGTTCTGGAATAGAATATCTGTGACTAAGATCTTTGATGTATTCAGTAACTTTTTTGTCAGGATTAAGTTTACTATTTTCGATACATTGTTCTGGGTCATTCTCAAAAAAGTAACGCAATATATCGGGATAGGTGGTAGAGTGTTCGATTAACCAACCAATGAGACGATGACGAGTGGGTGTATCGCACAGAACAGGATCATTAATGATGAGAGATCTTTGTTGTTGAAGGCATTGTATCAGAGTCCATGCACAAGTATCGTCAATAAAGCCGTAGGGATTCTTGTGGTGGAAGAATGGATCATCAAAACTGATACAATGGCTGAATTTGGGGTGATTACAGTATGTAGTCTTTCCACTACATGGCAAACCGACGACGAGTGTAATTTCAAACATAATTTTAGATATATCCCCAGCCACTCAATTGATCGTATAATTTTTGCAGAGACAAGAATTTCTCGCCATAGTCGGTGTAATTTCCGTAATATTCGTATTCTGAGAAGTAATTGTACTCTACTAAACGATATAGTTCTTTGTATCGCAGCATAATGATATCAGGACAAAAATATTCCAATATTTTATCTAATAAAGCCAAATCCGATTCTCTTTCAGCGAAGATCGGGTAATGCGGGTCAGTATCACCATTATCCCAGCACGAACCACCACCAACACCACCAGTACGCCATTGTACAGATATGCAGAGGACTTCATTGTGGGTGGTGATATCACCAAGATATTCTTTAGCTTTATCATTTATGGTGTGGACTGATTCAACAAATTCTTCGTAATTATTAGACATAATTCCATTCCGTTAATAAATTGTACAGATCTTCCAATCTGATATATCTGACATCATATTCGACACAATTGCCATAGTATTCCCGTTCTTCTATCCATGTGTAATATAGCAGTTCGACAATTGATTGATATTGAAGAAAGGTTAATGCTGGAGCAAAGTGTGGTAATAGCTTTGTGAGTGCAGTAAACTCTGGTTCTGGTTCTGGTGGTCGAGGTTGTAGTTTAGTATTCCAGCATGATCCATTTTGCATACCACCAGAAATCCAGCGTTTATTGAGTGTTCTGTTTTGTTCATCATCGACATGTAGATAGAAGTTGGAGTAATCGGTGATGCCACCAGCTAAACACAGATCTAAAATTTTTTCTAGAAATTCTTGATAGTTCATGTTAATGTGATAGTTAGTGGTTCAGTGGTGTTCCAACTTGGATATAGCTGCACCAATAATCCAGCATTGTTTTCGGTCGAATAATTTTCACGAAAACTACTAAAATTATTAATGGTTTGGTCGATGTATGATAAAACATCTGATAAAATCTCAGATTCAAATGTAGATGGGATGAGTGTGTGAGGAAAAAAGATAATTGCGATATGCATATGGTTTTCGATTTTGTTCAATATATCCAGTATAGCATGTATTAGTGATAGATGCAATAGCTAATTATTCAAAAGAGACTAATTTATCGTAGTTTTTTGTGACACAGATCATACTATCAAATGTACCACCATTTTTAATTTTAGGTAAATGATCCGAATTCGGAATAGGATTTATACCAATACCAGGATTTAAGTGTTCTCCGCTACTGTTGATGCCCTCGAATTTGAGTCTGCCAAACAGAAAATGTACATGAAAATTAGGTATAATTACATGATGGTACAGTTTGGTACTAGTACTGACAGGTAACAGCATAACAGAGACATTATTATTTTGTTGATATTCTAGAACAGCTTTATGGACAAAATCTGTTTTTTCTTTTAGGGAATATGGTGGATTGACAAAGTTTACATCTTGCCAAGCACATAATAACCCATCATTTTCTTCAGTGATTTCGGCAGCAATTGGACAAGGATCGAACATATCACCAAAAATATCTACTAATTTGTCGTAGAAGTATTGTGGGGTACTCCAATTGTTGCTAGGGGCGATGATTCTTGGCTTCATGAGATTAATGGAATAGTATTGGCTAGAGTTTTTAGATTTTCCCCAGTGATGTGATACACTTCATCATATACATGGATTACAACTGTATCAAAATCAAAATAGATTTTACAGACTACATCAGAAGCGGTTTCCGCAGCTAATATCATCGATACAGAATTAAATTTATCACGTAAAGCTAGTTCATCACGCAATTCTTTGGTGGTAACGTCTCTAAGTTTCTTATTCATTGGTAATATATTTGTGGTTTACTAGGAATTCATATACTTTTTTTGCATGAATCATCTGATTTACAAATACTTTTACCGTATCATAAGCATTAGTTTCTGTGGTGATAGAGTATTGAACTTTATCGAACAACAATTGAAGATGCAGAGCAGAGATATTGGGGGCGACCACCAATAAAAAGTTAATAATATCGTCAAATACAGGGATTGGTTCAATTTGATGATAACGAGGTTCGTATGTTTCTTTATGATATGCATAGCAGGTGTAGCATGTAAAAAAGTGATCAAAATCTACTGTTTTTGTCCATTCGGAATCATCCGCATACAAATCCATATTTCCGCCGTACTGATCACAGTCGCATTGATGTTGCTTGGCAATTTTGAGAAAATTAGAATAATTCATTGTGATGATCAGTTATGTATTGTTTCAATATAGACATTATATCATATAATCGACAAAAAGGATCAGATATATCTGATCCTTTTTATAATTATTTGTGTAGTTATTTATTCAGAGTCATTCTGCCACCGAATATTTTTTAGTGTGTCGAGTCTTTGCGTTCTTTCATAACTTTGGCTTATTGCTAACAATTTTTTTTGATATGGTTGTAGGGGCGGAATAAAATAATCTGTCACCAATCTAGTACAGCCTGTATTAGCTTTCATAATATTCGTGTTTCTGTCAGTTTGCATAGTATTTTTGTGTTATTTTGGTGAATATTCATATGTGGAACATTGTCTTTTGCCATATTTCCAGTAATATTGATGTAGTATTACTGTAAGTCCAGCCGAAGCTAAATATTCTGCCTTTCTTCTAGCTGGCTGGATATGTCGGAAATGTTGATGACTGCTATGATCTATGGTATTGTCTGGATTGGTAGACCAAGTATTTGTTTTTGTAGTGTACCAATAGAATTCGCCATCAATTTTGTCAGTGATAGTGATATCGCAGAAATTTCGTCTTTTTCGTTTAATTTTCTTCATATTTTCTTCGTATCAGTATTTATACTATACCACGCATCAATATTAAAGTCAATCAAATAAAGGTATTTGTTGGTGAACCAATAATCACACCACCAAATATACCAACCGAATCCCCCAATTTTAGCTTCGGCAAACCATTAATAAAGTTTTTCGTCTGACTACCTGCTGCAAACAGCACGTCAGGGAAACATGGTGTGTTACAAAACGGATTAATATTCCCCCTAGTTCCGTAGAATTTAGTGTGTAGAACGGGCGAACCGTTAACAAATGTGTTAGTTTGAGTGGTTAAAAGTGTGGGAGGATAAATGCAGCATCCCACTGAAACTAGTGAAGCAAGATTTGTGGAATTGACGACGGGCGTAGACATAAATTAAATATAATTAATAATTTGGGTAACATAATATCGACCATCAGCAACGATATAATTGTAATTACTGCTAGACAACCTACTAACACCAGTAAAAGTATCAGCATTAATACTGGAATAATATATATATTCTACACCAACTAATGTATAAACACCAGCAACTACATCATATTTTACTAATTCCAAGTAGCCAGATGTAGTAAATCCAGTAGTACTATCTACAGTAATGATATCATCACCAATTTTAAAATCTTGAATAATCTTAGCAGTAGCACCATTATCCAGATTGCCCCCATTATCATTAATATCTCTGATTTTATCAGTATCGAATGTGTACAAACATGGAATAATCAGTTCATTTTGGATGCCACGCAGATTGGTAACATCACTACTGCCATATGGTTCTGTATTATAATCCAGTACATGTGTAGTAATGTAGTAAATTACATCGTTGCTGGCGAACAGAACATTAGTGGTATTATTGTTAGTGTAGCCGATTTGCGAGATGTAGATACCGGATTTCGTATAAATGATCGATGGTGGGATGTCGGTAGTTGTAGCACTCATACCCACACCAGTAACAGTTAGTTTATAGACGTGATGTAGCCAACCATCCACTAATTGGTAGCCGTTAACAGAAGGATTGGGATTAATATACGGTGTTGTGGGGATAACAGGAGTGTACGTTCTATTAAATTTGATAGTGATATCATCCATAAAGGATTGATATACAGTGGCAGAGCAATCGCTAATGCCAAAAGCAGTAGTAGGGGTTTTGTGGGGTATTTTGTAGTAGTTTGAGACAGTTAGGTTATTATTACTAACCGCACTAATACCCAGATTATTATTAGAAAATGTAGCAGTCGGTAGTTTAGAGATAGACGATATGCTGGTATTGGCAGATTCTAATATATTTTTGTTAATATCAGATAGTCTATTATTATTAATATTATCATTAGTGCTAGTAAAAGCATTAGGTAAATTTAGATTATAATTGCTGTAGGCAGTGGTTGTGGTAGTAGCTGTAACAGGAGTGTCCGAAAATTTAGCAAAATACGATATAGATTTGTAGTTTGTGGAGTATCTTCCGACAATCCCAGCGCGATCTAAGATACCTTTACCTGCTAATACACGAATAGAAACATCATCAACAGATATAATTTGATTATTAGTAAATGTATTGGTGCCAGAATACTCTAAATAAGAGTGGTATCCGGTCAAATTGACGATTTTAGTGATTATACAATTTGATAATAGCGTATCGCCAACTTTTAGTAATTTGTTGTTGGTGCTGGTATAATCAAAAATTATAGAATTGGTAGTAAAATCGGCATAATATACTACTGTATTGCCATTAATTGTGGGTAATACTATATTGGAGTAGGATAAAACTAGAGTACCGAACAAATCTACAGTATTATTGTTTACATTTTGGGCGGGTGTAGTGGAGAAGGTATCAATTTTATTAGCAGTAGAAATATTAAGTGTGATCTGTTCTGGCGGAATCACAAATATGTGAGAAAATACATCACCATCAAGATAATTAGAAGGAAAATTTGGTGATATTGTGGTGCTTAATTTGTAAACATTTTGTAAAGTCATGATTATCTATCTAACAATAATGATACTGTAGTACTATCGGTAGTATTTAATTCTTTAATAGTGTAATAAATATAGATAATGATGGTATATTGATCGTCTTGTAGTTCAATGGTGATGTTGTCGATAGTGATTCTGGGTTCCCAGATAGTCAATTGTGATCTAATTTCGGTGATGAGATCATTAGCGGTATTAGAGTCAGGAACAGTAAATAATAGAGAATACAGATCGCAGCCAAAATTAGGATTGTGGATTCTTTCACCTCTTCTAGTTAAAATTATATTTTTTACAGAAGATTTAATAGATTGAATTTGATTTAATAGTAATAAATCTTTAGTGTTGGGATTAGCAGTAAGAGTGAGATTAAGATCCATTATGTATAGGATAAACACCTAAATATTTAGGAAATAAATAATAAAATTTAGAATGAAAATCTCACCATTAGTGAATCTAGATTTCGAGCAAATAAAGTTGCAACTGAAGTATTTTCTCAAAAACAATACTAAATTTACTGATTATGATTACGAAGGCAGTAACGTAAATCAATTATTAGATGTATTGTCTTATGTTACTTTTTTGAATGCGTATAATACAAATATCGGATTAAACGAATTAAATTTACAGACAGCAGTATTGAGGGATACGGTAACATCCAAAGCACAAGAATTAGGATATACACCAAATAATTACAAAAGTGCAAGTATAAATGTAAATTTAACCATAACAGTACCACCAACCGCAGCATTTGTTGAAATTCCAGCGGGAGTTAGTTTTGTAGGTACCAGACAAAATGATAATTTGGCATATACATTTAACACAATAAATCGACAAATAGTATCAACCGAAGGAGGATTAGTAAACACCTCAATAGTAGTGAAAGAGGGAATATTGATCGAAAATACCTATGTGTATGGGATAGAAGAAGCAGATAGAATCATTATCAGTAATGATAAAATTGATCTTGATACAATAACAGTAGTAGCTAATGGAAAAGAGTATAAGAGATATGATAATTTAAACAATTATGATTATACATTTTACACTAGCGTGATCCAAGACAACAACATAGAAATAGAATTTGGTAGAACTATATTCGGTAAGGCACCAAATATAGGAGAAACGGTAACAGTATCATATTTGGTAAATCATGGTAGTTTAGCTAATGGAGTAAAAAATCTAACATTTACTGGTGAATATAAGTATTATACCAATAGTAATGTACTTGGTACATTGGTACCAATACAAAATATCACATTTACGAATAGTGTTAGTGATGGCGGTACGGACACAGAAACACTAGCGGAAATAAAATTTAAAGCAACAAAATTATTCATCGCACAAAATAGAGCAGTAGTAGGATCAGATTATCAGAGTATAATATTAAATAACTTTCCGTATGTTGGTAGTGTACAAGTAATGGGCGGAGAAGATTTGACACCACCACAATACGGAAAAATAAAATTAACTATTCAAACAAAAAATGGATTAAAGTTAAATAATATCCAAAAAAACAATATAAAAGATACATTAAAAAGATATAACATTACTACTATACCAATTATAACAGATAGTAATTATGTTAACCTAAAAATAAGATCATATATTAAGTACAATCCAAAAAAACTACCAAAAAATGTAGATAAATTGATACAATCGATAACTAAAATCATTAATGATTATGTTGGTACTGAATTAAAAACTGAATTCTATGGTCATAAATTAGAAAGTTTGATATACAAAGCTGATGAATCGATAGAATCAGTAAAAATAAAATTAGTAACAGTGGAAGAACAAACCAGCAATACTGGTAATTTTAGTAGTACTGGCAATGATATAAAAAATGACAATTGCAATTTGTACAGTTTACTAAGCAAATCATATATCGATAATGGAGAATTTTATAGAATATCCTCACTGGGGGATAACAGCCTCATACAGACACAGAAATACAATTTTGATACAAATAGTGGTGAGTGGGTTAATGATGCTGTTGTAGGGCAAATAAACCCCAATACAGGAGATTATACATATAATCTTACTGGTGTGAATCAAATAACCGTAGTATCCATCCCCGAAACGTTAGATCTAGTGGGTGATAGTGTATTAGTGCCAATTATATTCACACCAGTGATATCGGACAAAGATATATCAATTAATTACAACATCACTACGGAACCAGAATTAGCAAACCCAACAAAAAAACCTAACACTACCGCAATCAGTAGTGTTAGTATAAATGATATAATCCCAATTATATCAAATATCAATTGTTAAGGTAGAATTTGATATTGGGTATACTTGTGATTCAATCGTGCCATATTGGTATATCTTTGGATAAAAATTATTAGTATACCCACTACCAGCATTAATGATATTAGCACTAACGACACTGCCATTCAAAGTTTCTAACAGCACTAGTGCATTAGTAACACCACCAATTAATTCTAATAGGAGATAACGAGGATAATTAAGTCCAGGGTAATCTACATATACATATACCAGTTTACCATTATCCATATAGTAATCGAAAGTGGCAGGTGTCACATCAGCAATATTATTAGATATTATAGAAAACACACTATCAATATTAGTAGTCTTATCACAAACCCAAAGATGAAGATCAGAAATCGCATCGGTAGTGGATACCGTAATTATATTAGTAGTGATGTCGTAATCACTCGGCATCAACAAAACTCCATTAACAAACAATAGTGTACCAAATTCTATAGGTATTGGTGCGGGAATTGTGTATATATTGTTTGTTATTTGTGTTGTGGTGATATATTCAAAATTATTAGAATAGATACCATATACATCACCACTAACCACAGAACTAAAAGTTACAGTAGATCCTACTATGGTATAATCTCGATTTATAACATTATTAACAAATAATAAAAATTTACTATTATTGGGTGAATAATTGTTGTTGTTGACGGTTAACGTACAAGTATTACTGGTTACTGGAATAACATCAGTAAATACTAATTTAGCGGTACTAAAATTAAATAAAGTTATTTTATCATTAGTATTAACGGCAGAATATACTTTAGCCTTATTGTTAGTAATAACGCAATTGTTATTATTGTGTTGAACTACACCATTAATCAGCAATAAACTATTAGTTGCGCTACCATACACTAGATCCTCAAAAATAATCGTGGAGTAAACTGTAGTTAGTACCTGATTGCTATTGATGATCTTTAATATAATTCTGTTGTGGTTTTCTGTCAACCAAACTAAATCACCAACACTGTAATTATCAAATTTACTATAATTAGAATAAACATAATTATCATCAAAATAATAATAATCAAAATATTGTTTGGCTAATTGTGTATTTTTGTATAGATCTGTAGGTAATGAATCAACAATAATATCAAGATATTGTTCTGCATTCGATAATAAAGATATGTTTTGTTGGATCGCAACTACATAATCTACAACATTTCTTATTTGTTGTTGTTTATGCAAATACAATTTAATTACATTTTGTAGTTGGTATGTGCTAGATAATTTATTACCCAACATATGAACATTATTAACTACAGCTTCTTTCCATTCTGATATATTGTGTGGGGAGGATATAGTGTAAGAATACTTTTGATATTTTAGGTTATCGGCAATAATGTTGGTAGCAGTTATTAGAGAATCTTGATTAGTATTATCGATAACATGTTTGTTACTACTGGCTTTATGATAGGTATTTGCTCTACTAACATTATATATTCTTCCTAATCTATTACCAAATTCATCCCACAAATAATAGTTGACATCTATAATAAACTCACCAGTAGGATTACTGATTTGTAAAGTTGATGCAGTTTTATCGTAATGAACTATTTTAGATCTTACTATATAATTGTTTCTAGATTCCCCATAATACACATACCCAGTAGACGCTATATCTTTTTTTTCGAGGATTGGTAGCAGAACAGCACCATTGTTATTAACAACATCTAGGTAAATGACTGGATTAAATTCAAAGAAAGAACCGCCATTTATAATGGTAGCACCTATAATTTTACCATCAGATATTATAAATTGGCAAGAAAATTCAGTATTCAATAAATTTGGTGTAGAATAAAAATTACTACCGCCATCCACTACTAATATACTGGTTACAGTATTGTTACCATTTATTGATAACACTACATCAGTATTGATATTATAATTGATAGTAGGATCTCCGCCAAATTTATCACCATTAGAAACAGTTTTTAATGATTTTATTGAACCAATACTTTTACTACCAAACACCAATACAGCACCAATACCAGCAATAGTATTGATTTTGTATGTTGGTATTTTTGTTAATACATAACCAGCATCAACGATATTAACTGTAGCTATACTACCATCTGTATTAACAAAAGTAACCACAGCCGATGCAGTACTGTTATCAAATGTTATAATATCACCAACTTGATAATTATAACCAGGGATGTCCACATAGCAGCTATCTATACCACCAGTACTAAGTTTATCTGTGGTATTGATGACTGAGTATATGTTGTTAGCGGGGGTAGGGAAATTTGGTTCTTGTTTGTATATTCTGGTAGCATCACTAGGGATATCACAATTGTTTATCAATTTGAGATGATTATACGGATCAAATTTGTACTTATAGAAATTGCCTATAAAGTAAGGGAAAGTAGGAGTGGCAAAATAACAATATCTACCTTCGGGAAACTCAGGAGTTACACAAAATCTACCATTATATTCATCCAAATAGGAATTATCTGTATATTCATAATCTTCGACAAATGCACCAATTGCATCAGTAGGTCTACTGGTAGGAATATTACTAATTATAGTCCACCCAGAATTCATAATAACTACAGCAGAATTCCGATCTAGTGGTGATGAATAGCCGAAACTACTATATATTGGACAGCCATCATATGCCCAACCAATTATAGGAGAATGTACATATTGAGTACTGCCCCCGCCATAACCGTATCCGTATCCATAACCGTACCCATAGCCACCACCACCACCAGTAGTAGTTCCAACATCGAAGTTGAATAATTTCAAATATTGTTCTGGATAATTTGTATCGGGAATGTTGACTTTAGTCAACCCAATATCATTATTGTTGTAAGTATAACACCCATTAGCATCCATGTTTATAGTGTTATAATTCAAAATATCAGTAGTCCAACGCTCAATATTACAATTAAAAGTAGCACTATTGTTATTAGGTTCGATGTATAATTCTGGATTATAATAACCATCTCCGCCATCAACAACATCAACAGAAATAATTTTTCCACCAAATACCGACACAGCAAATTCAGCACCAACACCATTAGTATTTCTTAATAATACATTCGGAATGGTGAAATAATTAATACCACCATTATCTACTGATACTGATGAGATTTTACCATTAACAGTAGAAACACTAAGCACAGCACCAGTACCGCTTGGTATTGCTACTACTGGTGTGCTGGTATATACAATACTGTTTGGTATATCTAGCAGCTTATAAGATTTAGGATCGAACAATTCATCACTCAATTCTTGTAAAGTAAATGTATTTTTACCAATAAATCCAGATACTAATATATTTTTAGTTGGTATTGTCAGTGGTGTTGTGTATCTCCCACCATTAATTATCGTTATTGTGGGTATTTCTGTATACCATTTACCACCATTAATTATCGTTATTCCTTTAACTACACCACTGACATCGTAGTCTACTTCTAACTCTAATCCGATACCAGTTACATCATTTAGTCCTCTAGTTATCAATATTTCTGGTTTTTTATTATAGTTTCTCAACTGATTATCTGGGATACCATCAATACTAATTTCAGAAACACTACCATATATTTTAATAACATTACTGGTATTAACACCATTAATCGTAACATATGGGTATTGTTCAGTGGCAGTATTTGGTATTTTATATCCACTACCAAAATTTTGTATTTCTAATTTAGTGATCAACCCATAATTAACAATATTTCCCTTGTAGCTATTGATTTCGATCCCATCTGTAGTCAATCCTATGCCTCTGCTAGTAGGTGTTAATTCTACTATATTATTCTTTTTGAATCTTTTTAAAATAGTTTGTTCTGCTGATGTTCGGAAATATGAGGTAGTATTGAAATTAATACCATTTGCGGCGGTGTATATATGTTCATTAGTCTCATACACGCCTAGTACATTATACCAACTGCTTTTAATAGGTTCTTTATGGATGATTTGATATGTGTTACTGAATGTAGAATTTGTGTAACCAGAACCACCATCAACCACTACCGCAGACGAAGAAACACCGATTAATACAAAATTACAACTAGTATTACCAGATGATAGTGTCACATTAAACTTGAATATATTACTATTGTTCAAATTATTCGGTAATATATAACCACCGTATAATGATACCACATCACCATAGTTTGCATTATACAATTGCCCAATATATACATCCCTAACCACACCAATTAATTTATTTATAGTTTTAGCAGAATAGTATATATATTCGGTGCCAATTTTAACAACCCCATTATTAGGAAATCCAATAGTGGAGTCTACGGTTATTTGATCACCAACCATAGTAATAAATTTACTGTGTGGTGGCAAATATAATACATTGTTCTCATCGATTATTAAATTTATTACTTTCCTACCACCATCACTATAAACCAAATTTACATTAGACACTGATGTTTTTACATCAGCAATTCCCAATCTTTTTGGTAATTCTTGAGTTAATGTTACATTGCGTTCGCTTAATATATTATTAAAATTGTCGTTATTATCATCCAATTGTAACAATAATTCAGAATATTCATTCGGAATTGTGTTTGTTTTTAGTGTGTTGCTGTATGGTAATAGCACACTAGGTTCTATGAGTTCAGTAGTGATATTTGCTATAGTAGCTACTGTATTATCACCAAATATACGTTCACCAATCGAAAATAATTTTTCTGTTTCGTATATATACAGTTCATTATTATCAGGATTCCAGTACTTTACTATCCCAATATTAGTATTAGTAACGCTGTCGCCAATAGGAGTATTAACAATAAAATCCTGTTCGGTTACGACAATATTGTTATTTTTTGAATAAAGAATACCCCCATTTAATATAGACACAGTAGTAATTACACCACCTACTATACCAGTAATTGCTATTTTAGCACCACTACCTACTCCAAACACATCAACTCTAGGATAAAACTGGATACTTAAATCTGTATACCCAGACCCACCACTAACTATATCAACTTGGGTAATTACCCCACCTACTACTGTAGCTACCAATACTGCACCAGAACCTCTTGGTGCTAGTTTCAACTTAACAAAAGTATCATCATACAATATTTTGAATAAAAATTTTATACTAGCTTCGGTGCCTTTAGTGGTATAAAAATCTTTAATATGGCTGATTAAAATGCCATAATTGATCTTCTTGTTTAACCTTTTTGGTAGATTATTTAGATAAACATACTTAAATATGTTCAGTATATGTTCGGAAAACCCGTATGCTACATTAAAGACTTCATTACCAGATTGTTGTAGTTTGTATATACTCTTACTATACACACAAACTTCGTTCACTATTTCTGCTGCCGAAACACCTCTAATACAGGATAAAAAACTATCACTAGATTTGTTTTTGTAGTATATATATTCATCGTTGATCTTCAAAAAACCAGATTTGGGGAAGCCTTTGGTGCTGTTTACTATTAATGTAGTGTTATTATCTTGTATTAGTCTGGTAGATTCTTGAAGATTATTTAATTTATGATTTTTTATGTTGTAGTAGTTCAACAAATTATTGATAATATCCAAACTACCAAATAGTTCCTCCTGCGATTTGTAGTATTCTTGCACGAAACCAACAAAATCTGGATAATTCTCTTGAATGCGATCTACAAATAGATCTGGTATTTTATACGATATATTGATATTGCTACTGGTTCTCATATTAAACTTTTATATATAATAATATTTATTCATACCGTATACCGCACAGCAAAGTCAAACTAATATATTGATTCTGGTTTGTCCCATTTTGCTTGGTTCTCTAGATGCTCTTTCACCAACATATCTATTTTTTCCTGATGTTTTGGCTTGAAGATCATGCTGTTATCAGGCAACCAATTTAGTGTTGCTTCCAAATATCGTTGTGGAGATACTAAACCAGATTTAGTACCAAACTGATAATGGATGTTTTGTAAGTAATCTATTGATTTTGAACCAAAATTTATCTGTTGTTGGATAGTTGGTAATCTAATTCTTATCACAAAACTATTACCATTATCATGGTTTACACCTAATGGTAAAGAATTAGTAGTTTTCTTCAATGCCGAATTGAACCAATTAGTTACTAATTCTAGATTTGCTCTTTGATTATTAGTACAATTGCCATCTATATGATTGATGACCCAATTATTGTTGGTTTTGAGATTACATATTAGTTCGTGTATGTATGTAGTTTTCTCATTTAGTTGGGTGCGAAATCTACCACCACCATCTAAACCAAAATTATATAGTTTTAGTAGTGGCACAGCAGAGAGATCAATAGTGTTGGTAGATAGATCACCAGTGTTGATGTTTAGTAGATGTAGTTTATCATCTACAAATAATTGATTGTATGTTAGTTTACTACCTTTATATGTATTATGATTAGGTAGATCGAAAGAATATGTATTAGTGCTGTCGTTATAATGGATCATGTAGTTACAAATAGTTGCATATTCCATTATAACACAGAAACTAAATACTAGTATAATATTTAAACATCATCTCATGAGTTCAATTAATACGAACAATTTCAGACAATTATTAGCCGATTCTTTCGTTAATGCATTCACCAGCAATAACATATATATTTTTCTGTCGCGTTCGCAGATTTGGAACAAAGATGAAAATCTAGGCAATCCAGCCGTGTCAGAATTGACAGCACCATTACCGACCGACAACTACGAAGAATACAATCGCATACACGACAACATGATCGCCATCAAAAAGATTGATGTCAGTAGTGTTACAAAAGTGGTGAGAAAAATTGTTTGGGCACCAGGGATCACCTACGATATGTATAAGGATAATTATTCAGTGAATAATCCATCATCTTCTGGTGCTACCAATTTAATTAGTTCCAACTTTTATGTAGTAAACAGTCAATTTCAGGTATTTAAGTGTATCTACAATGGCGAGAGTCCAGAAAATTTACTAGGTATCCCCACATCTGTGGGTTCAGAACCGATAATTACTGGTTCACCCACAGCGATCATTACTACTGCTGACGGCTATAGATGGAAGTTCCTCTACTCGCTCACTACCAATCAAGTATTAAAGTTTGCGAATAATAACTACATTCCAGTCTTCACCGATGCTATCGTAAGTGCTGCAAGCGTCAGTGGTTCTATAAATCAAACAAATATAGTAGATCGAGGACTAAATCTAAATCCTGGTGTCTATTATACTAAAGTAGTCGGTAATGGTAGTGGTGCTGTTGTATCATTTGTAGTACCAAACGACAACTTAGATCCATTCGATCAAAGAATTGCATCAGTTTCTGTATTATCTGCTGGAGTGGGTTATACATATGGCAAAATAAATTTGAATAATGTATTTAGTGACAGTGCATGTACTAACTCAGTATCTCTATCCAGCACAGCATTAACAAATCCAGAAACCATGCTGGTGCCAATCATCAGTCCAGTGGACGGGCATGGGTATAATCCAAGTAACGAATTAGGTGCTAATAGTGTAGTTGTCGCACCAATCATCGAATCTATAGATGGTGATATTCCAATCAACATCCAATACAGACAATATGGAGTGTTAAAAAACCCACAAATATTCAACACAACTACACCATTTACTGATACTACTGGTAATTGTATGCACAAAATAAAATTTGAATCTTCATTTACTGGTACTTTTGTGTTGGGTGATACTATCACTCAAGCAGGTGGTGGTGCGGAAGGTGTAGTAATAGGATGGGATGGTGTAAATAAAGTATTATCCTACTACCAGAATAAATATAATAATAATGGATCATATACACCATTTGAGATAAACAACAATACAATAACAGCTACGTCTGGTGCCTTTGCATCACCAGACACAACATACAATTCTACAATTACTAATAGCACATTTGTAAATGGATTTGCTGTACCAGAAGTCAAAAAATACAGTGGGGAAATTATGTATATTGAAAATAGACAAGCCATCAATCGCAGCTTGGATCAAAACGAAGAAATTAAACTAATACTAGAATTTTAAGGTGTAGTAAACACATAAATAATAGAGTAAAGCTAAAAAAGTTATGATAAACCAATCCCCATATTTTGACGATTTTGATCCAAAAAACAATTATCATTCAGTTCTATTCAAGCCAGGATTTCCCATTCAGGCTAGAGAACTGAATGTATTGCAATCCACTATCCATGATCAGATAAAAATATTATCAGATAGTAATTACAAAAATGGGGATTTAATCGAAGGCGGTGAAGTAGTTTATGATAATAATGTAGACACAGTAAAACTACAACTATTATATAATAGCAATAAACCAGACACAACAGCTACCAGTTTAATCGGCAAAATTATTGTTGGTAATACAACTAATATACGTGCTGTAGTATTAGCTTATATTAACGATAAACAAAGTATTATTAACACACCAACACTATATGTAAAATATGTATCTAGTGGTAGGATTGTGTCTGGTGTTCAGTATACAGAATTTGCAGATAATGAGGTATTGTCTATAAATAATGTAGGTTTTGCGTTAACTACCACTAACAGTGCTACAGAATTCCAAGCATCATTAGTGCATATAAATGATGCCAAGTTTTACTACGATGGTTACTATGTAGACTTTAGCAGAAGTAGTATTATAATCGAGCAATATAGCACACTTGCTAGTGTTAAAGTTGGTATTAAATTTAATAAATCGATAGTAGACAATATAACCGACCCAAGATTAAATGATAATAGTGCTGGGTTCACTAATTGTTCTGGTGCTGGCGCAGACAGATTAAAAATAACACCAGAAATCCTGACTGTACCATACAGCAGCATAACTACACCAACAAACTTCACTGAAATTATTAAGATAAAGTCTGGTGTAGTAGAATATACTATAGACCAGAGTATTAGCAATCAGATAGTAGATGCAGTAGCAAAAAGAACATATGAGACTAGTGGTAACTACACCACTAATGATTTTAAATTAAATACGGAACAAACATTAAATAATTTATTTAATAATGGTACTTATAATGTCAATGATGTAATCAATGAAAAAACTATCCTAAACCGAGAACCATTATTCAGCGAAACCAATTCAATAAATGGTGCTGAATATATTTCAGTTGAACTATCACCAGGACAAGCAGTAATCAAAGGATATGATTATAATTATGCAAAAAAACAAATAATCAATATACAAAAAGCATTAGACACTGATACAAAAACTAGCCAATTATTAATGAACAATGGTTCTTATTTTAATATAAACAATATATTAGGAACCCTTGATCTAACCACAGAATACAAAACAATACAATTATGGGATAAATTATTTTCAAACCCAAACAAAAAACTATTAGGTACTGCTAAATGTGTTAGTATATTAACTTACAACAACACAAACCGAGCATATATTATAGATCTAACCACACATACTAGATTAGTAACATCAGGATTATTAGCCAATTTAGTATATGGTGATTATGTGGAAGGAAAAATATCTGGTGCCACAGGTTATGTATATAGTGTTGGTGGTGGTGCTGGCGTAATAACTATCGAAAACAAAACTGGTGCATTCATACCTGGAGAAGATATAACTAATTCCAGAAATGACGTGGAACTAACGATTGTTAGCAGCCTAGATTACACAATCGATAATATAAAATCTATATCAGATGCGTCGGGATTTAATGCTAGTGTTGTACAGAATCAGATATTAGTAAAAGGTAGTAATTATAATGTATCCGGTAACACGATAGTTGGAAATAATGTTGATTTTCTTAGTGAATTTAGTATTGGTAGTAGTGTAAGTATTGGTAATATAACTGGGACGGTATTGACCATCCCAAACAAAGCTACTATCACCACAGATACAGTATTCCCCAGCCAAGCAATTAATGCTATCTACAAATTGATAACTGTAGTAAATGGAAACAATAGACAACTATATCAATATCTGCCAAATAAAGAAATAAAACAAACTGCTAATAGAACATTAAGTGTCACCAAATATGCAGTTGTGTCCTTTATTAATGGATCTGCTACCGTACCTAACCAAACTAGTAGTGAAGTAATAGGCAACACTACAGTATTAGTACAAACTAGTGGTGGTAGTATTGTTGCAAAATTTGTAACTAATAGTTTTATACAAACCCAAAATGATCCCAACCCATCAGGGTATACTGGGGTTGGTTTTATATCATACGAAAATCAACTAACCGCACCATACATTAACAATATGGTGCTAGAGAAGAACAAAGTTGTTAGATATAATAGACAAAAATCTAGCACACCAGTAGTTCCTTATGCTATTAGATATGACGACAATGAACTATCATTAGGTTTTACTAATGTAACTAAAATATTAGCAGTAAGATATTCACAAACTGACAAAACCAGTAACAATTACACCAACACTTGTTTTGATACTATTACATTAGCTAATGCTACGCAATTTAATATTTCTGATATTGTATACAACAAAGAAATCAAAGCAAAAATCATCGAAAAAACTGGAAGTGTATTAACTTTAATATATCTTAGTGATTTGCACTTCCAACCAGGAGATAATATTATCGATTGGAATAACCAAGTAAATAGTATTGTAACCTCTACAACATCTGGTAGTTATATTGATGTTACTAATAATTATAAGTTAGTGAGCAATCAAACTGATACTGTATCAGATATATCCAAATTAAAAATAATAAACAGTAACAACAAACCAACAAATGATGTTGTTGTAGTATTTGATTATTACAATACTGGTAGTGGTGATGTGGTGACAGTAGATTCATATAATGATACAGTATCAGAAACCAACATTATAGATTTTAGATTTTTTGGCAAATCTCCAATAATAAATGGGTTAGGTACTATATCATCACCATACATCCTAACAAATAGTAATTTAAACCCAACAACAAGAGATATAAAATTCAAAACTGTTGTTGCACCAGAAACTATATTCAAGTGTGATTATGATTATTATCTAAATCGAAGAGATCTAGCAATAATAGATGTTGATGGAACATACAAAATACTATCTGGAGTGAGTGCTGAACTACCAGCCAAACCAGAAGCACCAAAAGAATCGCTAATATTAGCGGATATATATCTACCAGCAAAAACACTAAACCTAAGCGAAGTACAAATAGTATTACAAAATAATACTAGATATACAATGGAAGATATTGGTAATATAGAAAAACGAGTAAGCAATGTAGAAACAGAAATAGCACTAAACAAATTAGAGTTATCAGCTAACAATACTATATTAGCTGATAATAATGGAAACCTTTTACTCAAAACTGGATTTGTAGTGGATGAATTTATCAGCACAAGTTTATCAGACACCAATAATGTTTTATACCGATCTTCTATAGATGTACACGGACAAACCCTCAGACCAAGCACCAATACCGAAAACATAGAATTAGATATATTACCTTCTATAAATAATTCTTATACAAAAACTAATTCGTTGATTAGTTTACCGTTTGTGGAAACCACATTTGTAGAACAAACAAAAGGTGATATTGTAACAGTAGCAAACCCATACACGTTGACGAACTGGGAAGGCTTACTTAATACATATCCTAGTAACGACAACTGGTATGTGGACAAAGATAACGAATTTATTTACGAAAATTGGTATCCCAACATCACCACACAGCCAAATTTAGCAAAAAATAAAAGAATAGCTGACAAATTAAACAAAAACATATATCTCAGACAACAAACAATAAAATTAAATATAGAATCAGTAAAACCCAACACCAAATTAAATATCACTATAAACTCAATATCTGTTGATAATCTAACGATACCATCTAAATGTAGTGTCATAAAAGATGGTAGCAATGGAACCAATAATATAGCATTTATAGTTGGTGAGAGTTTGTTGTGGGAAAATGTGAATACCAGAAGTATTGTAGGATCACAATACCAACCAAGAGTATACTCAAAATATACAGAAGCGACAGTAGGTAATGGCGTGTATGCTGGCAACTCTAATATATTAAATATTAACTGGAACACTGGATATAATTTTGATATAGAAGATATAGGAGTTGGTACTTATATCATTGGGGTCACTTCTGGTGCAAAAGCCATTGTAAAAAATACTGACATCATCAGTGATGATAATGGTAATTTTTCAGGAAACATTTTTATACCAAGTATTAGTAGCAATTATAAATTTGCCACTGGTAAATTAGTGATCAAAGCGACTGGTGTAAATACTTTTGCAGAAAATGTGTTTCAATGTGGTGGTAGTACTATAACTGATGATAAAAATATAGTATCATTACGAGTGCCTGAAACTAATGACACCAATATTACATCCAAACAGATAACTGGAAGCAACATTACAAAATCAAATAATTGGAACAACCCACTATCCCAAACATTTATCAATAATGAGATTGGTGGTTGTTTTGTGACCTCATTAGAATTATACTTCACCAGTAAAGATAATTTCATCCCGATCATAATCCAATTACGAACAATAGAAAATAATTATCCTACAGAAATAATTATACCGCTATCTGAAATTAGTGTAAATCCTAGTAGCATTAACGTTAGTAGTGATGGGAGAATAGCAACCAAGATAACATTCAAAGATATAGTATACATAAAAGAAAATGTACAATACGCTATATCAATATTGACAAATTCTAACAATTATAAACTATTAGTTGGTAAATTTGGTAGCAAAGATAAAAACGTACTAATAGAAAAAAACCCAAATATAGGCAGCTTGTATCTCCCACAAAATACTAAAGTTTGGGTTGCGGATCAAACCAAAGCAATTAAGTTCAAATTAAATAAAGCTTTATTTAATACATCGGGAAAAGTAACATTATGCAATTCTAACAACCAATCAGAAAACAGTAATAGTTACATAACCACCACTAAACTAAGCAACTTAGTTAACGTATATAGTCCTAATCACGGACTACACAGCATTAACAACAGAACAAGAATAGCTAATGTAAAATCTGACACAAAACCTACTATATTAACCACTACTATTGCTGATGCCCAATATATAACCTCTTCGTCTATTTTTGTAGAATCTCCACAATTAATTCCCACAATTATAAATAACCTACCAATATCTAATATCAATCCTGGTTATTTAAAAATAAATGAAGAAATTGTTTCTTATATTGCTGTAGACAATAATACAAAAGCAGTGACGGTACCTGCGTTTGGAAGAGGTATCAACAACACTCAGATCAAAGCACATTTGGCAAACACGGTAATAGAAAATTATTCTATATTTGGTATACCACTAACAGAATTAAACACAACCTTTAATACCATAGTACCAATTGATCTAGACAACTTTGGTGTATATACTATCAGCAATGCTAACATTACTGGAACTAGCAATAAAAACATATATGTTAGTCGAAATAAACAATACGAAAGCATAACTCCCAATATTTCATATAAGTATTACCCAAATACTAATATCACTGCCAAATTGATTGCGACAACAGCTACTAGTATAGGAGTAAATGTACTAAGAGAACCTTCATTTTTACAGTTTATTAAAGATATATCATTAACTGATAATAACAAATTTAATAGACCATTGATGGTGGCTACTAAAGAAAATGAACAATTATTGCAACAAAAGTCTCTTATTACTGAAGTAACATTAAGTAGTACTAATCCTAACTTATCACCAATTATAGATTTTGATAAGTGTTCTATGGTCGCCACCACTAATAGAATTAATGTGGATCAAACTACTAATGAATTGCTACCAAACCAAAGCAAATTGGAATACATATACATCACAAAACCAATTTCTTTGATATTACCATCACAAGGTATAACTATTATATTTGATGCGATTAAAGCAGCCGAACATAGCATAAAGGTTTATATCAAAATAGCCAAGGAAAATAATTTACCAGAATTTGATAAAAACAACTTCATCGAAATACCAGCAATCATCTATCCTAGTGGTGATACATTTAAAGAATATAAATATCAACTAAGAGACATATCCCAATATAAAAATTTCCAAATTAAAATATCATCTACCTCATCCACCCAAGCTAATTATCCAGAAATAAAAAATCTAAGAATTATCAGCACCGCCACGTAATGAATGTAGAAAGTTTCCCCGAATTGATCAAAAAAGATGGTGTGGTTATGCTCAATGATGTAGATATCTACAATCGACATATGAGCAAACATCACACCAATCTATCCTACCAACACAGACTATCCAAATTAGAATCTGATATGTGTGATATAAAATCTTCATTACAATTAATTATAGAAAAACTAAGTAAATGAACACCAAAATAAAAAATTATGAAATAAAACAACACTCCACTTTTTATGAAACTATTAGATTGTTAAACACTAATCGTTCTCCAAAAGATATAACTGGATGGTTGATATATGGTGGTGTTCATCATTTCTACAACACATCAATATATACACCATTCGTAATTACAATACCAGATGCAACAAATGGGATATTTGATATAAAAATAGCTTCTGCTGATACCAGTCTGTTAATCAGTAGCTATAGTGGCAATAGTGGTAATTATATCTACGATATAGCCGCAAAACTACCAGACAATACAGTGTTGAGATTACAATCGGGTGGGATTGTGGTTTCTGCTGGTATAACTAATACAGCATTACCAGGATTCCCACCAATAAATGATGATGATACTATATTTATAGATGGGGGTGTAATTTAATGAAACCAAACAGCAGAGAGTCTTTAATTAGCTATGCACTTAAACAATTAGGCGCACCACTAATAGAAATCAATGTAGAACGCTCTCAACTTGATAATTTACTAGACGACACCATCCAACTATATCAAGAACGAGTGTATGATGGTGTCGAAGATGTCTATCTCAAATATGTAATCACCCAAACAGATATCGACAATAGTTGTAATAATACTCCTGTAGCAAATACTAATGGTCTATCATTCGTAGAGAATAAAAATTATCTATTACTACCAGATCATATAATTGGTGTTACTCAAGTACTAAACACTAACTATGGTGGCTATACTGATATGTTTGGCAGAACTGCTGAATTTTATATGCATGATAAATTCAACTTTTTTGGCAATGCTATCATCGATCTGACTGACATCTACATCATGCGAGAGACTATCCAGAATACTAAAAATTTATTGAATCCAGAAAATAATATTGAATTTAATTACAGTAGTGGTAGATTATACTTGCAGTTTAATATCGCCAATATGTTGGGGCAGTATATTGTAATTCACTGTCAACGCGCAATCGATCCTAATCAATTTAATAAGATTTATAATAACAGGTTCGTGAAGGAATATTTCACAATACTTGCCGAAGAGCAATGGGGAAAGAATCTATCCAAATTTAGTAATATTAGTTTGCCAGGAAACGTAATGTTTAATGCTGACAAAATTTTAGCTAGTGCTACACAAAAAAAAGCAGAATTTTTAGCGAAAATGCAAGCTGAATGGGAAACACCAAGTCACTTTTTTGTTGGTTAGTCCAACAAGAATGCTCTACAACACGTATTGACATACCTCCCACCGCTAACCCGCAACGGGTATAGCTGGGGATTCCTTTACGCTTCATCGAATATTGCTGCACCCACCGCGCAAGCGGTTTCCTCAGTCTTACACACTCTCTGCGTACATTTTACATCGTGCCGATGA